ATAAAAAAAGATTTGAAATAAATAAATTAGATGAAAAAACATTTGAGATTTATTATTAATGAAGAAAGTATCTAAAAGAAAAACAACGATAATGGAACTTGTAAAATTTGTTCAAGGTAAACCAATTGAAGAGAAGAAAAAAATAACTTATGCTTATTTTGAAAAAAAAGAATATGAGAAAAGGAATAAATTACATTAATGAAGTGGAATAAACAATTCGAATACCCCAAATCTATTAGATCTTTGGTTAAAGATGAAAGACACTATGAAATAGGTTCTACAAAACTGCCATCTGTTACTACAATCTTGAGTGCAACGGCTAGCAACGAGAAACAAGCGTCATTAGCTAAATGGAAAGCAAAGGTTGGTGAGGCTGAAGCAGAACGTGTTAAAAACACTGCTGCAACACGTGGCACTTTGATGCATTCACACCTAGAGTACTATTTAAACGGTCAAGGACTGCTAGATTTGAGCAGCGAGGGGCAAGTGGCGAGGAACATGGCCAAGAAGATAATAGACGAAGGATTAAAGGATTTAGAAATTATATGGGGCAATGAAGTTGTACTATACTATCCTGATTTGTATGCAGGACAGACGGATCTGGTTGGAGTGTACCAAGGAAGAGACAGTATTATTGACTTTAAAAACTCAAATAAACCAAAGAGAGATGAATGGATTGAAGATTATTATCTACAAGGAGCACTATACGCTGCAGCCCATGATTGTATTTATGGTACAGAGATTGAACAGACCGTGATTTTAATATGTACACCTGATTTATATTTTCAAAGATTTATAGTTAATGGGGATAGATTCAGACACTACAAATCAGAAGCTTTGAAGCGAGTAGATTCTTATTATACTTTAAAAAAGAAATTAAAAGATGAATCTAAATGTTTATAAGTGGATAGCTGCAAGTATTAGTATTGCTTGTTCTATAATACAAGCAACTGCAATCATAAGTCTTCAATGGATATCTTTTGTATTTTTAATAATATCTGTAATCATGTGGACTTATGTTTCGTATCTTGAGAATGATAAAGCACGACTTACTCAGCAAATAGTATTTATACTTCTTAGCTTTGTTGCTGTTTATAATTGGTTTCAATACAGATAATTTTCTAAAATCCTGTTACCCGACGCTCTCGTCTAGAAACGAGTTTGGAGTGACGAGAATTGAGTAACTGGTGTCGAGAGGCGAGCAGCGGGTGGCTTTGATGGATATTAAAAGTGTTGCATAAATGTCACACTATTAATAAATGGCTTAAAATAAGGATTTTGAAAAACCGTTGGTATACAACAATAATTTTTTAAAAATGCCAATTAATTCTTTTAAATCAATGACTTATTCTTCTACATTTTTGAAATCTCTAGAACCATTGGTATTAAACAATAATTTTTCAAAAGTGTAGATTTGTAACCAAAATGTAGAAGCTGGATCCATTGGTATATATAGAGAATATGCATATTTCTACATTTCTACAATTTTTAAAACTTTTCTCGCGTAATATTATTTAAAAACTTTTAAAACCTCTATATAGGTAAGTTCATGTCCAAGAAATTCAAATATGATCTATATAAAATAAGTTGGGAAGACATTTGTAGCGACTCTGGATGGGCATCAGATGTAGAATTTGATCGTATGGACGTAAGTCATTGTATTTCAATCGGTTTTATTTATCGTAAAACAAAAGATTATATTTGGATCTTTTCTAGCTATGAGATAGACAACTTGGGCGAAATTACATTTGGAGATAGAACTGTAATACCCGCATCAAACATCAAAACAATGGAGAAGATCAATGGCTAAAAAGAAAAAGTCAGAATCTATTCAAGATATCATGGATAGAATTCAAGAAGATATTGATATCCTTAGAGATAAGGCTCAAGATCTAGAAGATAATCAGTGTGAATGTGATTCTTCAGAGGATGGTCCAGAAGATTGGGACGATTCAGAAGATGATGATTCAGACGAAGAATAGTCTTCATCAATAAGTTGATTAGATTTAACCTCATTTAAATTATCAACTACAACACCCTCAAGGATCGGTGAATATTCTTGTATGATTTCTTTCATACGATTTTCTAACTGTTCCGCAGTTAAGTCTGACAGACTGCCGGTCCTAATAATTTTTTGTTCAACATAAAGTCCAGCAGCTTTACCACGTGCAACTTCTGCGTTAACAGCAGCAGACCATGCCTTAGCTTCTCTGGCATTATCTCTTAATTTTGCAAGTTCAGATATGTGACGTCCAAATGTTACATCATATTTCTTTTGGTATTCATCTCTTAGTTGTCCAATGTATTGAACAACAAGTGGATATACTTTTGGATTTTGTAATTTACTAGCTGATACAACAGCAGCATCAGGAGAATATCCTGCAGCAATAGCACATTCGGTTGCAGTTTTTCTGCCTTCGTTAGTTACTAGTTCGTGTGCAAATTTCATTTGCATTTCTGTTAATTTCTTTGGTAAACCCATACCCTAGACATTTAAGGTAATTTTAGTTATAAATCAATAGACTACTTTGATTTACTCCAAAGTTGTTGATTTATTAATACACAAAATCATGGGGTCGGCTTACGAGAAGATGAATGATTAATGTTATACCTTCAGATACTGGGCCCCATGTAAAATAGAAATATGATCAAAGGAAAAACATTAAGACATACATTAGATAAGTTTTTAAAAGGTTCAGAAGTTGGTAAAGAAGCAAGAGTTCAAGTTTGTTTACCAAACGGAGAATTCTACGACATTACAGGAATCCAATTAATGGAAAATAAGTTACTTGGAAACCGTGAAACCCATAGATTAATTATTACAATTGATAAGGAAAAATGGATTATGGGTAAAGTAATGAGAAAGATCTAATTACCTTGAAACCTGAAACAAAATTTTGGCATAAAGTTAGAGATTTTATGAAAGAAATTTCTTTTACAAGAATAGAAAATTTAAGCAGTTTTGGAACTCCAGATCTATTGGCATACAATAAAAAAGGAACATTTTTTACTGTTGAACTTAAGGTTAGTAAAGTTAATTCCATTAGACTTTCTCCGCATCAAATTAGCTTTCATGTACGCCACCCACACAGAACTTTTATTCTAGTTTCTTCTGACGTATACAGAGAAGAAAAACTTTATGAAGGCTCCCGCTGCTTGCAGCTTGTCTCTGAAGGCTGCAAACTAACACCTTGCTGCTCGGGACTAGATGCAATTTACAAAAAATTCCAAAGCCTATAAGGCGCTTGTCGCTTGTCGCTTGCTGCTTGTCGCTTGCCGCTTGCCGCTTGCGGCTCGGTGCTTGCTACTTAAAATTTATCTGCTCAACTTGCGCGCGAGGTTTAAGTAATACAACCTAGCATTATTTTGCTTATCAGTTGCATACTCAGTTGTCAGTGGCTTGTCCCACGATGTTCGCAACTTGCGTCTAGCGTCGAGGTTTATAACCCTCGTGCTTACGTGTGCGTCTATATTTCTCGTCAAAGCTTTCCTCCTCTTTGCTATTAATGATTAACATTACCCATATGATAATGCATCCAATCGTGAGGCTTACAGCTACAAACGATATAAAGAACCCCCAGAACTCATTAAACATTTCTACCATGCTACTAACTTACTCGCTTTCTCATCTATAGCTTCTGCAAGTGTTCCTGCTTCAGCCTGTATATCGTCTTCAGTAGCTAGTGCCTTGTCGCGAGCGTCTTCAATAAAGAAGTCGGCTACATCGTCGCCACGCGCCATAATATCAAAATCTGGGCCGGCTTTACTAAAGCTACCGTTAACCCACATATCATAATAATGGTGTGATAGTTCTTCTAGTGTCATTTGTTTCCTTTCTGTTATATTATTTTTTCAATTTGTACTTCATCATAACCTAGTGAAACCCATTCCTTATAGGCTATCTTTGCGTCTTCATAGTTAGTGTAATAATCATCAACACCACCAACCCAAACTATATATTTATATTTCATATTTATCCTTTCTAGTTAACTTCTGTTATATCTTGTATCTCAGTCTCTGTCACTTCTAAACTGTCTACTTCTTTTATGAAGGATACATCTTCAACGTGTAGATCTTTATCGCTTAGGAACTTTCTTTCTGCTTCTTCCTTGCTTCCAGCTTCTACAATGTAGACATACTTCTTGATCACTGGAACTGTCTCGTGTGTTACTATTTCATACATACTCATTTACATAAACCTTTCATATATCTTAGTTGCAAGTTTCAGCTTCTTTATACTTCTACAAAGAGCCACCATATAACCAACATCATAATAGACATTTTCAAAGTTGTTCTCTGATAAATGTTCATAGTTTTTCTTTAGATCTTTATAGATATCAGCTATTAACTTTCTTATTTCTTGTCTGTTCATTTGTTATTCTCCTTTATTAATTAATATATCCTACATTATCCTATTACTATAGTCAAGTCAATAGTTACTTGTATCTAATCACTAGCATCTAGCCACGCGATGCACATGACGAGCATCAAGTCAATGCGACATATTGTCGCAGGCTCGCCTTACTTTTGCCACAATTCGCGCCAGCATATTACACGCATAGGTTGTGCGCAGGTTGTAGTCTCTAGTACCGAGTGACATGTAAGATACAGTGTTGCAAAAATGTCACAGCCCGCTGCGTGGCATTGGCGCTGCGCGGCGCCTATACTTTCCGCTTTGTATTCCGTGCTCTACGTCTACGTCCGTACCCGCTGCGCGGCATCGGGTAGCCCGTGTCTGGTATCGCGTGGCTGGGATGTAGCGTCGGGGTAGAGGTCCCAGACCAAATGCAAATTAGTTTTGCTTTTTAAATATCAATCCCCCTTTAATAAAATGGGTCCCATAAGGTAGCCCTTTATCCCTTGATTTAGACATATATAAGCTATAAATACTTCGAAGGTTCCAAAATTAATCCTAAAAAATTTTGCAAAAAATTTTTATGAAACTAACTTTAGATAAATTTAATCTATTACCGCCAGACATTCAAAAAGAGTTCCTTGAAGCAGGTGTATTAGCAAAACAAAAAAGAGGTATAGAAAAAGCGCAAATAGATTTCATGTCTTTTGTAAAACGTGTTTGGCCAGAATTTATAGAAGGAGAACATCATAAAAAAATTGCAGAAAAATTTAATGATTTGGCTAATGGTAAAATTAAAAGATTAATTATCAATATGCCACCAAGGCATACTAAATCTGAGTTCTCTTCATTCTTGCTACCAGCTTGGATGATTGGGAAACGACCTAAACTTAAAATCATTCAATCAACTCACACTACAGAACTTGCTGTAAGATTTGGTCGTAAAGCTAAGACTCTAATGGATATGGAAGAATACAAAGAAATATTTCCTACAAGATTACGAGAAGATTCTCAAGCAGCGGGTAAATGGGAAACAGAACAGGGCGGCGAGTACTACGCAGCGGGTGTTGGATCTGCAATTACAGGTAGAGGTGCGGATTTGCTTATCATAGATGATCCTCATTCTGAACAAGATGCTATGAACATGGATGCATTAGAACGTGCTTATGAATGGTATACATCAGGACCTCGTCAGCGATTACAACCAGGTGGTGCAATTGTTTTGGTTATGACAAGATGGAATACAAAAGATTTAACTGGAGCATTACTTAAAGCACAAGGAGAAACTAAAGCTGATAAATGGGAACTCATAGAATTTCCTGCAATTCTTCCATCAGGTAAACCAGTATGGCCAGAGTTTTGGAAGTTAGAAGAATTAGAGGGTGTTAAATCATCTATTAGTTTACAAAAATGGAATGCACAATGGATGCAAAATCCAACATCAGAAGAAGGTGCTATTATAAAACGAGAATGGTGGCAGAAATGGGAACATGATTATATTCCTCCACTTCAACATGTAATTCAAAGTTATGATACCGCATTCATGAAAAAGGAATCAGCCGATTATTCAGCAATAACAACTTGGGGAGTTTTCTATAACAATGAAGACTCAGGACCTCAACTTATTTTATTAGATGCAATTAAAGATCGATTTGAATTTCCTGAGCTTCGTAGAATAGCATATCAACAATATCAATATTGGCAACCAGAAACTGTATTAGTTGAGGCAAAAGCTTCAGGACTACCATTAACATATGAATTGCGTAAAATGGGTATCCCTGTTATAAACTATACCCCATCAAGGGGTAATGATAAGCACACAAGGGTCAACGCTGTCGCACCTTTATTTGAATCAGGTCAGATATGGGCACCTGTAGATAAAGAGTTTGCACAAGAAGTGATTGAAGAGTGTGCTGCATTTCCTTATGGTGATCATGACGATCTTGTGGATTCTATGACACAAGCAGTTATGCGTTTTAGACAAGGTGGATTTATAGATCATCCTGAAGATTATAGAGATGAAACTGTAGTTCGAAATAACAAAACTTATTATTAGTATGAAAAATTTATTTGAAATGTTACAGGCGATATACGGTAAGAATGTTATTAATAAAACAATTGGTACTCGTACTAATGTTATTAAACTTCCTTCAAATAATTCAAATCCATTAATAAAACAATTTGATGTAGCTAAGGCTGCAGATAATCCTGAAGTATTAGAAAAAATTAAAAAAGTTATAGAAGATGAAATTCCTTATCTTTCAAAAATGAATGACTCTGAAAGATTAATCTATGAAGGAAATGTAAGAAGATTGCATGATACTCTTATGATGAATAAAGAAATAACACCAACAGTAACTGCAGAAGTAATTGGTATTGGAACTAAAGAACCTATTACTGGAGAAGGTTTATTATCTTTAACAAAAGAAGTTGGACAAATTAATCCTCCAGGAACAATAGCTGGAAATATAGAAGCAAGAGTTAATCAATTAAAAAAAATTGGAAAAGAATTAGAAAAACAAACAGGTGAAAAGGCAACTGTTGGAGATATTTTAAAAGAATTTGGCACATCACAAGGTTCTTTAGCTAGAATGCAAGATGAAGGTTTAGTTAGAGCAACAGCAAGACAAATTTTAATAAATGATATTAAAGCAGGTAAAATTAAAAATATAACTCTAGAACAAGCAAATACAATAAAGGAACCCATAGATCCTTTCAGACAAATTTATGGAGAAGATGCATTAGAACAATTAGATAGTTTAATACCTAATTTTAAAAAAGTAACTTCAGAAATAGAAGCTGAAAAATTAGCAAGATCTAAATTTAATTTTGAACCAAATGAAGCAAGACCAAAAGGATCATATACTGAAGAAGAGATGAAAGTTATTTTAGAAACACCAGAGAAAAAAGCAAAAGGTGGAAGAATTGGTTACGCTGAAGGAACTCCAGCAGCAGGACTTGTAGTAACAAATTGGGAAGGACCTTGGACTGGTCCTCAAATTCTTGGAGGTCCAAAACCTGGAGAGTATGCTAATCAAGGAAGCGGTATTACATCTATACAATCTAATAGAGTTTTAAAACCAGAATATAGAAATGGAATTCCTATTGGATTAGTTATGCCTCAAGATTTTTATTATATGGATGCACCTTCTGTAACAAACTCCTCTTCTGAATCAAATCCTAATTTATCTTTAAAAGATCAATATCTAAATAGATTGTCAACATTACAATCTTCAGGATCTTCTTATTCTGATTTTTATAACAAATTAAAAAATGCCCTTGAATCTAAAGGCATAGATTATTTGGTTGGAAAATAATATGAAAGTTTATCAGTATAATGAGATGATGCGTTATCTCACTAGAAAACCAACACCCGTTACTAGCCCCGAGATGCTAGATACGAGCGGCGAGCAACGAGAGACTTTAGCAGAAGGAAGTAAACCAAAATTAAATCCAATAGAAAAACAAAATTTAATTAAAGAAAAAGAAACATCTATTTTAACTAAATTAAATAATCAATTGGCAATGGGACCTGCTACTATTCCTGATGTAGGTGCAGAAGTCATTAATGATGTAAAAGGATTGTATGGAAAGTATGCACCCCAAGTTGCAAAAGGTGCTTTGACAGGATTAAAAGTTATTGGAACTCCAGCAGTAAGCGCAGGACTTTATGCTCAAGATGTTTATTCAGATTTAAAAAATGCAGCTAAAGAAGGAAGTGTTACAGCCTCAAAAGCATTAGATACACTTGTTGGTCAAGGTGAAAAAGGATTATTTTTTATGTTACCAGAACTTGCAAAAGATGTTGTTACAAATCCAATAGCTTCTAAAATATTACAACTTGGAAATATTGGTAGATTTGCAACTCCATTTGGAGTTGGCTTATCTGCAGCAGGTGTTGCTAAAGATTTTTATAATCAATACAAAGAATTTGAAGCATTACCTCAAGAACAAAAAGAATTATTAAGAAAACAATTTACTTATGATCAATCTCCTGAACAAACAACAGCCATTGAAAATATGGGAAGAGAAGGAGCGGCAATAGGTGGAAGAATTGGTTATGCAAATGGATCTGATGATGAAATAGAAATACCCACAATAAATAGTGAAGAAGATTTTTTTGGTAAATCATTAAGAACATTACCTAAAGAAGGGATGAAAGGTTTATATTATGGACTTAGTGAAACACCAAGAGAAAAACCAATTGATCAAATAACAGGTAAAGAAATTGAATCAGGTGGAATAAGAGAATTAAAAAAATATTTATTATCTAATCTTTCTGATGTTAGACCACAAGTTGGATATTCAGGAGAAAAATTTAATATTTCAGCTACTAAAGGAATTAATCCTTTTGAAGGAGATAGATCTATTAGATACAATGCTTCATACACTCCAAATAATGATGGAACTTTTTTTGCAAGTAAAGGACCAGAAGGAGTAGGAACTGGATATTATAATGAAGGGGATAATTATAATTATGGAATTAGTGCTCTTAGAAATAGATTAGGAGATAAAAATATAATGATTAGAGGTGAATATAAATTCGCCAAAGGAGGAAAAATTGTTAAAAAGAAGTAGATTAACTACAACCATACCACCTAAGAAGGGACCATGTCCTCAAGGCTTGAATATTAACTATAATACTGTTAGAACAGTAAAATCGGAGAACATATCAAATGGCAGAAATAGACAAGTCGCTACCAAACGTAGCTGATCAGTTAACACCAGGTGAATTAGAAATAGAACAAGTTGCTCAAGCTACTGAATCTATTCCTGCGGGTCCTACTGAAGTTACAGAAAATGAAGATGGTAGTGTTGATATAAATTTTGATCCAAAGAAAAATTTATCAGCTGGAACAGAATTCAGTGCAAACCTAGCAGAAGTTATTGATGAACAATATCTTGGAAGATTAGGATCTGAACTTTATCAAGATGCACAATCATATAAAGATTCAAGAGCAGATTGGGAAAAAGCATATACTCAAGGATTAGATTTATTAGGATTCAAATACGAATCAAGAACAGAACCATTTCAAGGTGCATCAAGTGCAACACATCCAGTTCTTGCAGAAGCAGTTACACAATTTCAAGCACAAGCTTATAAAGAATTATTACCTCCAGAAGGCCCAGTTAGAACTCAAGTTATTGGAGTAGAAACTCCAGCTATTCAAGATCAAGCAGATAGAGTTTCTGAATTTATGAATTATCAAATTAT